GCAGAGTTAAGTTGAATCTTCTTAGCCATCTGCATATTGTCACATCTTGATATCTCATTCTCATCACCTTTCTTCTTAGCTTCAATCAATCTATTCTTCCATACAACTCTATCTTTGTATGTACGTTCCATAAGTGTAGGTAAGAACCCTTTGAAGTCTTTAGTATACATTGCACCAGAACCACCTATAGTATTATCATCTGGATTGTTTATATTGTCATATGCTCCATCTAATATTTTATCAACAGTAGTTCTTGCTTCATGTAAACCTCTATATGTTTCAGGTGAAATATTATACTGCATAATTAAATGAGGATACAGACTATTCAAATCAAATGATGCTATCCATTCTTGCATACCACGTTGAGGATCTTTAACATAACCACCAACATTCTGTCTTTCTTTTTCTTGAGGTATTGCTCTTGGTACAACTATATTTCTATCTTTAAGATAGTTGTTTATCATCACATCCCATAACCTCACAGAAGTAAATGCATCATTAAGATTAACTTTTGCATCATAAGCAATAGCATACATTAACTCTAATAGTTTCATTTTATCATCAAGACGTTTTACAAGTAACACATCCTTAATATTATATTCAATAAACTTCTGATAGTTTTCTTTATATAAACCCATCAGTCCATCATACTCACTATAGTCTAGTTTTCTTTCACCAAGTTCTACATGAGCAATATTATCTAAAGAATAACTTTCTTGTTGAGTGTATGTAAACTTTCTATATGCAGCAAGGTAGTCAATACAATTAATACCAATAATATCCCAACCAGTCTTACCTGTCATAGCAAACAATCTCATAGATTGATCTAACATACCCCAAGGTGAAAGTTTCTTAGGAAACTCTTTACCAAATAAGTTTATCATTCTATTAACAAGATATGGTATATCAAATGTTTCTATATTCCAACCAGTGACCACATCAATGTTCATCTTACGCCATACATCAACAAACTTTCTTAGTAGTTCTTTTTCATCTAAACATTTAATGTAAAAGTGATCAGGATCTTGAGGTGTAAAGTCACCACAACCAAATACAATAACAGCTTTACCAGATTGCATAGCTATAGCAGTAATTGGTTTCTCGGCTAATCCAGGATCTGGGAAACCCTCATCAGCAGCAACCTCTATATCAATATTAGCTACTACTATATGTTTAGGATCGTATTGAACTTCTTTAGGAAAGTGATCTTGAAGGTAGTCATAGTAAATATAATACCATGACTTAGATGTTTGTAGACCATACATATTGAAACCAGCAACATTTTCATACTTCTGTCTAAATGCCATGATCTCTTTGACATCTTTAAATTCTTTTTTCTTAACAGGTTTACCATCTATAGTTTTAAACTCACCAGGACCTCCTGGATCATCAACATATAGGTGAGGCTTGACAGGTATGCGTGATGCAAATGCCTTACCGTCTTGGTAACCTCTTACTAATAAATCATTACGTTGTAGGGATACGTTTGTCCAAAAATAACTCATAATATAATATCACTCATTATTAAATATAAGTCAACTAAAATTTAAACTCCTGCTCAAAAAAGATAACACCATCATCATCCTCATTCCAACTATTAAGATCTCTACCTGTTTGTTTATCCCAACCTATTTTAATTGAGTTTCCATTCTTTTGTTTGTACTTTCCAAACAATCTTAATTTACTTTTTTCATCTTCGTCCATATCTAAATAAAATCTATATCCAGCACTGAAACCAGGAAGGGTACTATATCCTTTGTTCTTAGGTTCATTTGCTAGGGATGGCATAACTAGTAAAATAGTTGCTAATAATACTCCTGCAATTAGCATACCAATCATGTTTTTGTTCATTATCTTTTTCTCCAAAAAAAAGGGGCTCCGAAGAGCCCCTAAGGTTTATCTAAAATGAAAGTTGTGTTCTGACCCCAATGAATGTATGATCATCTCCTACATTTGCTGTGTCATGTTCAACTTGTGTTATATTGAGACCAATCTTTGCTGGACCACTATACATATTAATAGCAGCTGTCATGGCAGTTTGCTCACCACCAGTCACTGCAGTACCATCTGTGTAATCTTGCATAGAATATCTACCTGCAACTTCAATAGCCCATTTACCAATAGGTTCTATTGAATTCCATGTTGCATGTCTTTGATCCCATGTTCTGTTTTCACCAGTTATAAAATAGCCTGCTTGGCCATAATAACCTGAGAAACTTCTTTCAACAGTATCAGAAACATCTAGTTCCTGTACAAAATATTCACCCTGAGCATGAATAGGTCCTTGAGTAAACATTGCGCTTGCAGCCATATGAGTTGCTTCGCGTGCTGTTATAGCTCCAGTTGTTCTAAGTTTAGAACCATCTATCTGAGACTCTGGGTAATCGGTGTATGTAATTGAATGGTCAGTTGATCCATCTAGATCTGTTAACTGAGCCATTGAACCACCTATACCTATACCATCTCCTACAGTAATCATTCCTCTTGTATTCCAAGACCATTGATTTGTAGCAGTACTGTCATGTTCGTTTCCAAAAATTCCACCTTGCACAAATACACTTGGAACATTTATTATAGCGCTAGTACCTAGTCTACGACTTCCAAAATGTGTAGCTGAAATATTAGATGGAGTTGCTCTTTCCATAAAAGTAATATTTTCAGGTGCAGTATTTTCATCTATAGAAGTAGGTGCTTTATGTTGTCCTGTTGTAATCTCTACACCCCATAGTTCTCCTATAGTTCTAGTAATGTATGCATCTTTAAGTTTAGCTGTACCAGATACATCTACTCCTAGTTTGTAACCCCAGCCATCTATCTCACCTTCTGTTCCTAATCTAACACGTCTGAATTGTACATCATCAGATAAGTTTGCAGCAGCAAGATCATCTGAGTACATACCCATGTCGTATTGAATTACACCAGAAAGTTGTGGCCAGTTTGTTTGTCCTTTTGACTCTAATGCTTCTACTCTTTCTTCAAGTGTAGCAGCTTCAGCTTCTTGTTCGGAACATGAAACTATTGTTCCAATCAAAGCTAGTGATAGCATTCCAATCAGAATGCTTTTAAATCTAAACATAGATTTCTCCTCTTTTGATTAAAATATCATGAAATAACACGTGTCATCACAAAATTGTATTTCATAATCTATATTTATAATGTTCAATCATAAACTCGTGCCTAGAGTTATTTATTTTTGATGTATTTTTGACACACCGAGGGGCTGGGGTTCATCTTTATCCAGCCCCTGTAACCTACCTACCTGAAAGCCAATTGACTTCCTCTTCTGTATAAGGCCACATATTTATTCTCCTAGGCTATAGCTCGCATCCTTTGGACTAGTCTGTCTGCTCGGTTTGTAACTTGGCGGTACCATCTACTGTCAACCATCTCATCAGCTGCAGCATTCCAATCTCTGGCATCCACACCTCTTTTCATACCACGAAACTTGCTCAACCTGGTTCTACCCATATTAAACATCATGTTCGCTATAATTTCTTGTGCCTCTCCAGGCAACTCATCAAAGTCATCATATAATTTATTGCAATCTTCTATTACAGAAAGAACGTCGGCTTCGAATGCTTCTCGAACTCGTTCCTCGGTGACACTAGTCCCAACTGCTTGTCCATTTTCTGGGTCATTATCAGTAACCAAATGACCGATCCCAAAAGTAGGATAACCGAGATGATCAAGGTATATGTCATGTTTTACTCCTTCGTCTATTTCTAATTGTTTTCTTAAACTTTCTAAATTCATTGTTGAGCCTCCAGTGCTTCATTAATTTCTCTATGTATATATTAGTTTCTTGTGTTATTATATTCATTTCTATTCCTTTTGAGGTCAACAGTTTCTGCCAAAAAAAAAGGGCTCTTGCGAGCCCCTTTTGGGATTATGAAGCGCCCTCTTGCAAGAGCTCTTTAGTACTTCGTCGTTCTTGTTTCTTGTTAATTTTTATTTTCTTTGGTTTCAGTTCTTCAGGTACAATTTTTTCCAAAGAAACTTTGAGTAGTCCGTTCTTGAGCTCTGCTCCAATAACTTCCGTGTGGTCCTCAATGTGCCAGACTTTCTTGAAGCCTCTGTTAGCGATACCTTTGTGGACGTAATCTGATTGTTCTTCTTCCTTTTTCTTACCCTCAATGGTAAGTTCGTTATCCTTATACTCAATGTCTAGGTCCTCCTCTGAAAATCCAGCTACAGCGATTTCAATGTCAAACTTATCATCACCTTTGCGGTGAATATTATATGGAGGATAAGTGTTTTGTGAAGGCATGTTCTCTTCAGCGATACGACTAAGTCTATCGAAGATCCTTTCAAAGCCTACAGTGCGTGAGTAAAATGGGTCAAAGTTTAGGTTATGTAAAACCATTGTTGTTTCTCCTTTAAAAGCGAGTTATAATAAGGTCCCATTATGGCGACCTCTTCACTATTATATATCTGCATTCGCTCCTAAAAAGTCAACAGCTTTTTGTATATGTGTTATTACTTTTTTGAAAGTTGTTTGTGAACTTGATCAACTATTTTAAGTTTTGTCAAACGTCTATCTATTTCTATACCATTCTCACGACCAATAACTTCTAACTCTTTCTTTGTCATTTTAGATAAAGTAGTTTTAGTCATTTTTGGTTTAGAAGGTGCAGGTGCTTTTGTAACCTTTTTTATTTTTACTTTTGGTGCAGCTGCTTTTACTTTTTTAGATTTAGGTGGGGTATTAAACCATCCATTCAACCATTCAAACATTATTTCTTCTTCCCTATATTATATTTCGCCACAAGGTTCCAATCACTCTTTTCCTTGTGTGATATTATTTTAACTTGACTTAGTGGTGTGATTGGTTCTGATGTAGAGTTGACATCAGTAATAGTAATCAATCCCCACTCAGCTAATAAATTAGTTATAGTATTTCTTCGACCTTTATCTTCATCTGAAAAATTAGTTGGTTTGCCATCCAGTGCAAAAAGCTCTTTGAAATGTACGATATAATATTTGCCTTGCTTGTGGAGAATGTGACAACTTTGATAAAGTGTTTTGTCTTTGCGGGAGGCAACTCCAATACGAGTAAGCGTTTCTCTTACTTTAAGAAAATCTTCTTCCTCTCTTAGATTAACCTCAACCATTGTATCAATTATGTTCATGTTTTATTCCCCTAGTAACTTTTGTCGTTATGTTTTCTAGTTCTGTAGGGGTTAAGATGGCGAGTGCCTGAAGTGCTTTTTTTGTTGAGTAATTATAATATAATTTAACAATTTCCAAATCATCACTATCCATAGACTTAACCCATTTCGCAAACCTTTTCTTAGGTCTGATGCTATTTAGCAGATATTCATATTGGAGTTTGTTATCTGCATGGTGATGTTGGTTAATTTCATTGCTATAAAATAGTGTATCAGTAAAATAAGATAGTGTCTTATTAGTTATAAATGGTATGTAACCAGACTCTGATAACTCATCATTATCTGAGTTTCTCATAAGATTATCTTTAGTATGATTAATTGAATTTATATAGTCAAAAGGTTTCATGTAATTAATACTTCACTTGTAGTTTCTACCCATACTTTAGCTCCACATGATAAAGGTTTATCAGGACTATATATAACTTCACTTGGTCCAAATATCTTAACAGTGTTACCGTATATATTTTTACCACCTGTCTTACAAGTTATGACAGGCTTCTTATCTTCATTCTTTTTATTATATCTAATGTGATGCATGTTCACATGGATTCTTTTTATCTTACTCATAATTCCTCACTTATCTGTTCTGCTAATGCCATACCCATAGTCCAACCAAGATGGCCTGCTCCACTATTAACCCACACATTACCTACTTTCTTTACTATAGGCAACATATTAGGTGTCATAGGTCTAAAGCATGAATGCATAGCTATTCCTTCATATTCAATATATGTATAATTATTAACCCAATCTAACAACGGTGTTATTCTATTCCAAGATTCACCTTTTTCAAAACCAGCTAGTTCAGCTGTACCTGCAACTCTAAATCTTCCATCTGAAAATGTAGATGTAACAATCTTTTTACCATCATCTATTATAGAATACTTTGGTGCTTTTTTACTTTGATCCCATAGTGTGACTGTATAACCTTTGATAGGATATATATTACATTGTGGTACAAGTTCAGGAGTCCATGCTCCTGCAGCAACTACTACTTCATCATACATACCACATAATGTATCTATACCCATGTTACCTACTTCTCTAGTTTGATATTGAGTTACATCATTCTCATATTTTGTTACAGGATAATTTATTTTCATATGGTTATATAATGCATTACAAAATAAATGTATGTCACCATTAAAGTCATCTTTACATAGAGTAGCACCTTTGATACCATTAGTTTTTATATCTGTTAGATTGTCTACAGAATAATCTTCTATACCCCATCCGGTATCTTTAAATCTTTTTATAGCATGTAATGCATGTTTATATGCTGCACCATTACGATATATGTGTACAATACCTTCTTTCTTAGCATCATATTCTATACCAATCTCATCTTCGAGTTCTAACATTAACTCTCTTGATCTTAGAGCATACTGAATAGTCTTACGAGTGTTTCTTTCATAACTGTTTGTTATTGTTGCACCAACAAAGCCAGCTAGCCATTTAATCTTATCCCAACTAATAACGTCAGGTCTTAATGCAAGGGGAGCATCTTTTTTAAATAACCATCCAAGACCACGAAAGACATTATCCCAAGTATTCCATACTTCTGAATTACTTACAGATAACTGTCCACCATTTTGATAACTACAAGCAGGAGGAAGTGCTACTGATTTATTTCTATCATAGATATCAACTTCAATACCTCTCTTAGCAAGAAAGTATGCAGTTGTTATACCAGCAATACCATTACCTACTACAGCAACTTTTCTTAAACCCATTCGCATTCTGCCATTAGTTGTGTTAAACATGCAACCATATTTATTTCTTGGTCAGCTACAAAGGCACTTTTATATTGATAATCAGCTATAATTAGAACTAGTTGAGGGATAGAACTTTTATTCATTACATGAGATGCATTGTCATATATGTTTCTAAACAATACAACAGGTTCATTATCTAAGTTACTTGCAACCCATTTTCTCATGTCTGTAAAATTTTTATTCTTTAAATGTTTGATAAGTGTTTTAAAATTCTCATCTGATAGATTAGTTAGTATACCACTATCAATTGTTCCAGATGCACTATATCTTTGTAATTCATTTAGTACTCTTCTATAGTCCGGAAAGAACTTTGTTATAAGTTCTACTACAACTTTTTTATCATAAGTAATATTCTCTGTAGTCAGTATATGTTCAACTCGTTTAAAAAACTTAGATGCTAATTGTGGAGCATCACCATTGATCTTAAAATCTATTACACTACAACGAGAGTGTAGTGGTTGTATAATTCTATTCTTAAAATTACAAGTAAGAATGAAACCACAGTTCTTAGAATACTCTTCCATAAAGTTTCTAAGAGCTGGTTGTGTACTATTAGGATTTAGATAATCTGCTTCATCTAATATAACATATTTTCTTCCACCAGATAAACTAACGGAAGATGCAAACTGCATTATCTCATTACGTAGTGTATCTATGTTACCGGATAAACTACCGTTTATTACAATATAATCGCAGTCTAATTGCTCTAACATAGCTTTGGCTATGGTAGTCTTACCTACACCTGGTCCACCAGCTAATATTAGATTAGGTATATTTTTTTGGTCTACAAACTCTTGGAATGTAGCCTGTAAGGCTTTTGGTAGTATAGCCTCATCAACCTTCTTAGGTCTCCAAGACTCTACCCAAAGATATTCCTCTCTCATAATCTATCCATATGTTGAATTAGCTTCAACAGCTACCCAATAGTATAATTCCATATCAGAAGATGTAGAAGTAAATTGAGCTATGCCTCTGCTAGTTAGTTTCACATTATAATCAAATTGCATCATCTTAAAGTTTTCAGTCTTAAAGATAAAATTAAACTTTGTATCATTAGTTAAATCTAATTCTTCTTTATAGTCATCAGTAGATGGATTCTTACTATCTAATGCTTGAAGATATACTTGAGATCCATCACACATAACAGACACTTCTGGTAATTGTAATACAGCAGCTGCTTTTAATACAGACTGTATTTTATCTCCAGGTATATTAATATCCACATCAGGATTATCAATAGTAATCTGTTTATCTTTAGGTGGTGTTGTAATCATAGATGAGTCTGCAAATGTATAATTAACAGAAGACCTTCCACCACTTACAACAACTTGACGTTCAGTAAAATTAAAATCAGGTTTCTCAAATAAACTTACTACACCTAAGAATCTACTAAGATCATAGATAGCTCCTGATGTTGTAAGACTTTCTGATATCTTAGCTTTAGCCATTATAGATTTAGATGTTGCTATAGTCTGTAATGTTTCACCAGGCTCAAATGCTATAGAAGGATTAATCATAGCAAAGTTTTTTAGTATCTGTATTGTTTGATTACTTATTTGCATTTTGTCTCGCTTTCTTAGCAGCTAACTTCTTAGCTGTATCATCTTCAAATGTACCTTCTACTCTATTAGGTACTGCACCTGTATCTTTCATAGTAGCTTTAGAATCTTCTAAAGGACCTTTGACCTGGTTCTTACCACTATTCTTACCAACCTTACCGGCATCAGCTGTAGCACTTGCTTGTATCTGAGCTAAGTCAGTTAGCGATCCACCAAACACATGAGTACCTACATGCTGTAATTTCATCCAAGGACATAACCATATCTTTAGACCTATCTTACGAGCCCACTGACAGAACATATAATCTTCTGATAAGTATCTTCTTGATACAGGATCAATCAATGCTTGGAAGTACATCATTATTTCTGTACTACCATCAAACTCTTTTGTTCTTACATGGTCAGGTCTATATCTAAATCCATTAGGACTATCTTCACTATCTTCCCAATAAGCATCTTTATATTTTTGTAGGCCTTTCTTAGTAAACATCATAAATCCAGTACCACCTTCTAACACTTCAGCTGGTTCATCTAATTGTATTCTATCTGTACCTGGTACAGGATTAAATACATAGTCACCAACATAGTTATCTAAGTGGTTAGGATCTTCATCAGCTTTACCTTGATCTACAGCAGCTTTAATTTTTTCCCAAGCAATACATTTCTTAGGATAAGGTGCACATAATATATCATACTTCTGTGGATCTTCTTCATGGTTCATCAATGCCATCATAGACAATACATCTCTTGCATCAAAACCAATATCACTATCAATGAATATCATATGTGTACAATCACTTCTCATAAACTCATCACAACAATAGTTACGAGCTCTTGTAATTAAACTTTCATTAAACAAATAATAAAACTTAACTTCTATTCCATAATGCATACACAATGCAGATAAGTCATTAGTACTTCTAGTATACATACCATGACACTGTCCACCATACATTGGAGTAGCTACAAATAGTTTTCTCTTCTTTAGTTCGTCAATCTCAATCTTAATTTCCATTACTATCTCCTTCAGTAAAATGTGCTAACAGTACAATATAATGAACAGCCTTCAATAGATCTTTTCTATTATAGCCACCCTTCTTACCATACCTCATCAAATATTTTATAGCAGTATCTCTACACGTTGTATCAATACTACCTAACGTCTCCCATACATCAATAGTCTGTACTTCCTTCTTACCAACATAATGTTGATCGTAAGTACTTTTGATATACTTTTCTACTTCTTTTATAAACTTATCTTCATTAAACCGCATTGTAATCACCATCATACATACTATCTGTTTCAGCTTCAATGTATATAAACTGAGCTACACGAGCACCTTTCTGTACTCTTGCATTACCACAGCCAACATGCATTACACCTCCAACATAATTTTGGAAGCCACTATCATATAATCCTGATGTGATTGTTATACCATTACGGTTTAGAGTTGATCTAGGTATTAGCCATCCAGCAAAGCCTTCAGGTATATTTACAAAGTGAGATGTATCAAATTGATACTTCTTACCTTCTTCTAATAACCACTCTCCTGTACTATCCGGAAAGATTTCTTTTGTATTTTTTCTATGTTGTTTTTTATCTATACCAATATAGAACTCCTCATCACCTATTTCCCATACCTTATCAATACATAAGTCTACAGCATTAGGTTGTATGTTCTCTTCTGGTAGCTTAGATATATTAGTCGTTAGACCTATATTCTTTAGCATCTTCACCTCCACATAATTTATCAATATAAGCTAGGTTATATCTTACCGACGTATTGTCACCTTGCTTTTCATTAAAGTCAACTTCTTTTTCAAATTTACCATTAACTGCACCAGTTGGGCTATTATCAAACTTGATACCATTAAGACCATACCACACAGCAGCACTACTATCCCAAGTATCAATACACTCGTCGTAGCCATTATATCCCATAAGCTCGATTTCATTTGGACCATCTACCATTCCTAGAAAATGAATCTTCTTTCCATTATCTACAATCTGTTGAAGTATACCTCTCTTATCTAGTTCCTGTACGAACTTCAATCTCGAAAGATATCTTTGTAATTTATTATTTTTTTCTACACCATAAGCATTAGGTATATTCAATATACTAAAACCAATATAGTCTACATGATGACTATTAGCTGCCCAAGCAAAAGCAGATACAAGTCCTTCAAGATCTCCTATCTTAGATTGAGGACAGAAGAATGTACCAAAGCCTGCTTCCTTGAACTTAGGAGCTAGAAACTCAGCAGCTTCTATAGTTTTAGATGGTCTCTCATTAGGATAATCTGACAATACAATATAGTCTGCATTAACTTTATGTCCCATCTCAATTAACTTATTAGCTGGATACATAGGTTGTCCAGTTTTAAACATTTCAAATGCACTGTTATCCATAATCTTTGTTCTATCATACTTTGCAAAGAAGTTAGCATATTGTTCATCTTCTTCAACTAAGTGTGCCAATATTAATTGAGTGTTATATTTGTTTGCATATGTATTCAAAAATGCTGTTGGCATTATATGACAAAAGTCTATCAATGAATTTCTCCTACTATTACATTACTATCTTTTACAGGATAAGTACAGATTGCTCCATTCTCTCCATCTTCACTAACAGTTATCTGAAAGTTACGACCAGGGTAAGTATCATAAATGTATTCAGATAAATCATCAGCCATCATCTCACATGACTTATGATCAAGTTCTAAAGTTCCATCATTATAAAGACCTTCTAGTTCTCTTTTCAATAATATAAATTCTATATCTCTATCATTATGAAATACATCAATCTCTACTCTAAAGTGAAACATATGTCTATGAGGATATTGTAAAAACTCTACACCTTCTGGTGCACCAGGATACTGATGTATACCTTCCTTCTGCCAAGTAACAAATATTTGTTTGTTACCTGTTTCATTTTTTACTTTAGGATTATCAAATGGCATTAAGTAGGCATCCTAGCTAGGTTTAAAAACTCTCTTCTAGTATCAGATGAATCTTCTGCAAATATACCACCTACAGATAAAGTTACTGTAGAACTATTTTCATCCTGTACACCTCTAGTTTTTACACAGAAGTGTTCTGCATCCATATACACAGCTACATCAGGTGTCTCAACAACATATGATAATGCAGCTCTAATCTGTTCTGTTAATCTTTCTTGTACTTGAGGTCTTCTACTAAAGTATTCCACAATTCTATTTAACTTAGATAGACCTAAAACTTTACCACTAGGAACATAAGCTACAGTAGCTCTACCATAGATAGGAACAAAATGATGCTCACATACAGAGTTAACAGTAATACCTTTTTCTAATACAAATGAATGTCCTGTATTAACTCCAGACATTTTATTTTTTATTGCTGTACACTTAGGAAAGTTCTTATGATCTAATCCCCAAAACAATTCATTTAAATACATCTTAGCCATACGTCTAGGTGTATCTTGCATAGAGTCATCCATTAGGTCAAGACCTAATACTTCCATTATCTTTTCAAAATGATCTTCTATTATAGATAGCTTTTGCTTATCCATCATATCAGTCGTGTTAGGAGTCATAGGTGTTTCAATACCTATAGACCTTAAATGATCATGTACTTCCCAACCTAAAGTACTATCGGTCTTTTCTATTTGTAATGCCATCAGCAATTATCCTTCTCGTTATATACTCTTTCCCAAGGAAAGACTACCCAGTTATCGTTATCCAATGTTCTGCAACTAAAGTCAACATTATATTCAGAATTATATCTTGATATTAATGATACAGTTTTCACTCTTCTTGTTACAGGTGACGGTCCTAAATTACAGCAATCCCAAGCTGCTACTACTTCTTTAAATGTTTTACCAGAATCATTTATATCATCAACTAACATAATGTTTTTACTTTGATCAAAACCTTCTGGTTTATGAAATAGCATCTCATTATTACCATCTCTTGTTTGATAGTGTAATGGATAATGAGGTAAGTTTAATGCATGTGATATATATACACCGGCAATCAAACCACCTCTATTAATAGATACTATTAAATCTGGTTCCCAAGGATCAACACCATAAGGTGTATATCCTGTACGTTGTGGCTTAAGCCACTCACAAATTTTTACTACGTCGTTTGTAAACTTTTTATAACTATAATCATATGTTTCATTTGAATTCCCCATCTTCTCTGTGCCCCACTTTCATAGCCATGTTACTATCTGTTTCTCTCACTTCTACTTTACAACACCAGATACGTGCTGCTTCTTCCTTACCATAGTTTGGTAAGAATATAGTATTAATGTATTCATATAACCACGTAGCTAAACCTTCACAACCAGTTTTTTCTACCTCAGTTATTTTAGCTAGCCCAGATTTACCAAGAGCTATAAGTTCATCTCTCTGTGGGTCATCATCAGCTACTAATAATGTATGATCAAACCAATCTTCTAGATTCTGTTTCAAAGGTCTAAGACCACCAAAGTCCATAACCCAATTACGAGCATCTAAAGTATCAGCTTCAAATTCAAAATGAAACGATAAAGCATAACCATGAATAAGATTACAATGAGAGTCTGCTCTCCATTGTCTATATGCTACCGGTCCAAGATGTTTATAAGTTTTTGTTGAAATATATTTTGCCATTTAATTAAATCCAGTTAATTTTTTGATCCCTGTATTAGGATCATGTGCCACTTTGTCGTATATTTTCTCATCTCTGTAATTATAGTTACCAGAGATAGAAATACGTACAGTATCTCCTACATGTCTTGTAGTGAAATGACCTAACCAAGACGGAAAGATTATAAAATCTCCTACGCTTGGTGAAAAGTCTCTACTAATAGTTTTAATTGCTCCAATGTGGGTTTGGAAAACTATCTTACCACCCATGTCTCCTTTAGTTCTATCTACCATCTGAGGATAGTAAACCCAAGATAAACCTAAGTGATCCCAATCTTTTTTATTCTTATGACTATGTATTTGTGTAGACTCTCCTGGTCTTAATACATGAGCCCATATCTCACCTTCTTGTGCTGTTGGTTCTATCTCTGTATGTATTGTTCTTTTGATAGCATCACGTAATCCTTTTACTACAGGATGACCAGCATCCAATGGTGAGTCCTCATAACCTGTTGCTGAAGGATTATTACTTTTTCTTTTTGATATATCATTTGCATTATCTAAACATAACTTTACTAATGTCTCATTATCAACACCTTCAAGTCTTGCTCTAAAAACATTTAGTGAATATAAATTATGAAATCCCATATTAAACTCCTATCACGTTGCCCCAGATATAAGTATGTACTCTAGCAGATATATGATATCCTCTATCTACTGCTTCAGAATATACTTGACTAGCAACTTTGTTCTGTCCTTCTACAGTAGCTCCTACAGCCATAATAGATATAGGAAACTGTACACCAAAATCTCTTAGTGCATTTACTTTTTCATCAATCTCGTCCCATGTATCATCTGTACCATTACAAACAAACTTTATCATTCCATGTGGTGATACATCTTGCATCTCTTTTATTAAGTGAGGCTGAAATGCTTTATCAGATTTCTCACCAGCAGTATTCCATAACTTTGGACTAATAGACCAATGTACAGGACATCCATAATTACTTATCTGTTCTATAAAAGGCTCTGATAATTTTTGTGTACCATTAGTTTCGAAAGTTATAC